ATTAGTAGTATTTAAGTAAGCTAATGTACCGTTTACTGTAAGATTACCGTCTATTTCTGCATCTCCAGTTAAGTTTAAGTTATTAAACGTTACATCATCTGTGGTTTCTAACCCTAAGTCGATAGCTGTTGCTGCTACTCCGTTAGTTGTTAAGGTTACTTGACCTTGAGCGGCAGAAGAAAGACTAGAACCAGATACGATACCAGCTTTTAATCCTATAGTAATAGTATTATCTGTTAAAGTACTTGTAATACCGTTAGTAGCTCCAATTCTAAATGTGTCTGTTAATAGATCTACTGTGTCAGTACTAATACCATCAGAACTAATTGTTAGTTGTGTAGCAACAGTTGCTAAGGATGCTGTAGTAATACGTCCTTGATCGTCAATAGTTAAAACTGGAATCTGTGTAGTTGATCCAAAAGATCCAGCAACTCCACCACCATCAGTAAATGCGTCAGTTAACGCTACTGTAGCAGGTGCAGAACCATTATAACTAAATGATGTTATACCAGATCCTTGTGTTAAGGCTGGTAATACCGCTGAACCACTAAACGACCCTGTAAAAGCTCCTGTGAGTGCTACTCCTTCTGAGCCTTGGTTAACAACATATCCAACGTCATTCGCTAATTGAGATATATTACTACCTGATACTACTAATTTTTTCCACTGTGCCATGTTAAAATACTATTATGTATATAAATATGTTAATTTATTCATTTACTCCGAGGTATAAGTTAAAATCATCTCCAAAGTACATCCCACCTTCTACTGCGGTTGGTGCCAAGCTTTGAGATATTAGTTGGAATACTCCTTCCTCGTTTACTTTTACTTTTTCTTCACCGTTTATATCAATAGAGAAGTAGTTAGTTATACCGTCTAGAGATAAATTGAATGAACCTGTAACTTGTACGTCGGTATTTGCTGAACCATACGATCCAGTCTGTTTAAATGTAAAAGGTAAAAGCTGTTCTATCTGTTCAGAAGAAGAAATTAAACCATCAATATCAAATAAATCATCTATTTGAGTAGAAGATGATACTATTCCAGATGGAATGTCATCTAAATCATAAAATTTACTCCCTGTTATAAAGCCTAAACCTGTAATTTGTAAAGAGCTTGATACTATACCTCCTATAGAAGCAGTTAAAAATCCTAAAGCATCTATTTGAGCTGAGCTTGATACTAATTCGCTGTCTTCTAAAGTAGATATTCTTGCTGTATCTGTAGAACTAGTTAATTCTAAGCTAGATATCCTTGTATCTTGAGTAGAAGCACTAGTAAGTAATGTTGAAATTTGATTATCATTAGAGGATGTGTACTGTCCTAATGCGGCAGTACTTCCTTCTAAATCATATAATCTCAAATCTGTTGATCCTGTCCATTCACCTATAGAAGCACTCCATAAAGTAATAGCGCCAAATTGAACTTGATCAGCCCCTTGACCGGACTCCAGTGTAGTAATTCTTCCTACTATGTCACTACCATTTAAAGTAATTCTAGAACCACTAACATTTAAAGAACCTGTTATAGTAACAGCGTTTGGACCAGGTCTAATCTCAGATAAGAATACACCCTGGTCTTTAAATATTAACGATCCTGAAAGTTTAGTGTTTAAAATAGCCATTACAATTTATTTACTGTTTCAACACCGAATTTAATAGTAGACTTAGAAAAAAACTTACTACTATTATAAGCTTGAGCGTTTACTGCATCTGTAATTATATGTCCTAGTAAATTTATTTGGAATTCAGTCTTTATTATACGATCATTTCCTTGAACTATCTCAGCAGATGTAGTATAATTATCTATCATTGCTCTAAATCTAAATTTACTTGGGTTTCCCCAGTAAGAATCAGAAGCAAAGTTTATTCCTTCTATAATTTTATTATTTTGCTCAACATAATCAGTAAAAATTATACAAGAATATACTATATTTACATAGTCTGGTATGGTAACTGCATAATATTCTTTAATAGGTTCACGATTATTTAATAATCCAAATCTATCGTATACATTTTTATTAGAAAACTTTTTAGTAAATATACCAAAATTATGAGGATGGTTAGCATCCAACTTATTTCCTAAGTTTCTATTTTTTTCTAAGCTGTCTCTTCTAAATACTATAAGAGGAGCTTGCATTTTACCGTTTTTATCACGGTAATAACCGTCTTTCTGCATGGCTGCCCATCTTTCAGGTGAACCATATACCAATGGAACGTTAATTTGTTTACCGTTCTGTATTACAGAGGGCTTTAATACTTCATTAAAGTAATGGTATATAGCTTCATCGATATCTTTAATCCCTACTTTAAAATTCTCTACAGTATCGTTAGATCTAGTAAGTTGTTGAGCTCTAACCACACCTTGATCTACAGCAGTACTGTCCTGTCCAAGTGATTCTTGTGATAGTTGCTCTTGAGTTTTAGGTATAGGTGTATTTTCAGCCATATTATCTTACTTCTGTTATGCCAACTCTGTCAGCTCTTGTTAAATGACAGTCTACTATAATAGATAGTGAGGATCCAAATCCGTTCCCATATGATGTTAAGTTATATTGACTATCTCTACCCATAAATAATTGGTTTTCCCTAACAGTATCAACTTCATAGAAGTCATTATGCCATTGAATGATATCGCCAACCTCTGGAACTACTGATGTATCGGTTAAATCTTGTCTAAGAAAAGCAAACGAAGCTTCTCTACCTAAATCTGGTCCAAATTCTTGTATATCTATTACTTGATCACCTCTAGTTATTAAACAATTTAGTTTAACTGCACCCCAATAAGATTTTTGCAAGGATTCCCCGTATAAGTTAACATCTAAATCCTCTAAACTTAACTTATGGTACAGGATCTCCTGTTCCACTATGTCTTTTAGTAGTTCTCTGTTAATATTAACGAGTAAATCGAAGTCTCTTCCTGATCCAAATAGCATATTAGTATTCTCCTGGTCTTTTCATACGTTCTACCGAGTTTGCTGCTACTTTGAATGCATTTATCTCAGTATACTTACTCATTGCGTTCTTTTTTAACGCTTCAAACGCTTCCGATGGAGGTTTTTGAGTAATTAACTTTACTTTAAAAATATATTTTTTTGCAACTTCATCAGAACCTGCTATAGTACATGTCGTTACCCCAGGAAGTGCTCTAATAAGGTCAGCTAGCACAGAAGGACTTGTATCTGAACTTACAACCTGTACCATTGCACGAAATGGTGTGTATACTGCTTCGTCTAATATTATATTTGATAACTTCATTAACCAATGTATATTGTCATAGGTACATCACCTAAGGTTTTCTTCAAATTTTCACCTTCGTTAGCTTTTCTCTCTAATTGTGCTTGTCTAGATGTTTGTTCTAACATTTCTTTGAGTTGAGTAAGTAGAGATTCCTTTTCAGCTCTTGCATCAGTTAAAAGATCTGCTTGATTTAAAGTAGCTTCTGAACCTGGTACTGGTACTACCTGGTATTTACCTCTAATATATGCAAGTAATTCTTTCGCTAATGCTAATGTGTATCTAAATATCCATTGTCTGCCAACACTATTTAACTGAGCATAGGTTGGATTATTGTATGGAACTTCTCCTACATTTGTTATAAGTCCTGATCCATTTATAAAGCTAGAAGCTTTTTTATCTGCTACTTTATAGTATTCAAATCTTAAATTGTAGTTAGTTTTTGGTAAAGGGAATATTTTTAATCTGTTGTTTACTATTTCAAATGAATATGCTGATCTCCTAATTTGATCATTAAATTCAATAGCTTGTACTTTTAACATATCATAAGAAGCAGGCATTAGTAAAAAGTTAACACCTGGGCTATAAGATCCGAAGTCAAAAGCATCCATTAAAGATTGAACTCCTGTTCCAGTACCTGCATAAGGGTCAAAATATCTCAATATAGCAGGTGGAGCTTCATAAAAAATTTTTCTTATTTCTATTCCACCGCTTATTCCTTGATCTGTAGCCCATGCATCTAAGTCGTACTCTTGTTTAGAAGAAGTTACTGCTAATGAACCTGTATGTCTTGTTACTAAGCCTCCAACTTCTGCTTCTGTTCCGTAGTTTTTACTTATATTTACTACTCTATCTAAAGAAGGATTAACTATTTTGTTATTTGCACTACCTGCTGTACTGTCTGTTCCTTCTAAGGACAGGTAGTTTTCTCTTATTTTATATTGAAATACTTCGTTACCGTATGTGGTAACTGCTTCTTCAAAACATGCAAAGAAATTACTATCTTGCAATTCAACATCCATTAAAGGATACCCTAAACGGGTACCACAAAACTTAGCTACTTTTAAAGCGTCAGATTGAAAGTCAGAATCACTATCGTAAAATCCGAAAGGTGTGGAGCTACCAGAAGTAAAAGTTGCAGTTCCATCCCATATTGTTACAC